AGAGTTTACAAGACCTCGTGAAGGTGACTTGATTTTCTTTCCACTGAATAGAAAACTATTTGAAATCAGATTCGTAGAGCACGAATCTATGTTCTACAATATTGGTGAACTTTATGTGTTTCAACTAGAGTGTGAACTATTTGAATACTCAAATGAGAAATTCTCAACAGGAATTTACGACATTGATAGAGTAGAACAAATGTTCTCAACAGATGTCTATACACATGCTCTGTTGATGGAAGATGGGGTTGTTATTCAAACTGAAGATGGTAATGTATTGTTGCAAGAAAGCTACAATAAGTATGAAGAACAAACCCAAGGAGAGGATAATATGACTCTTGAACAAGAGGCAGAAAAGATTATTGATTGGACAGAAGTTGATCCTTTCTCTGAAAGCGGAAGATATTAAGGTAGGAGAGCGATTTGTTTGGCCATCAATTTCAATTTGAGGAAATAAGAAAAGCAGTTACATTGTTTGGTACACTGTTCAATGATATATGGATCACAAGGCAAAACGAAACAGTCAAGTTCAAAATACCTGTTTCCTATGGTCCTCAACAAAAGTTTTTAGCAAGAATCAAGCAAGATGCTGATTTGAATAGACCAACAGCGCTAGTACTTCCTAGAATTGGTTTTGAGACAACCACCTTTCAATATGATGGTTCAAGAAAGTTGCTAACATTAATTAAGAATGTTAGAAGTGATGGTGATTCAAACGATAAAAAAGTTTCTCAATTCATGGGCGTTCCTTACAATATTGGTTTCGAAATGGTCATTCTTGCTAAAACTCAGGAAGATGCAACCAAGATTGTTGAACAAATTTTGCCTTTCTTTAGACCGCATTGGGTGATAAAGGCTAGAGTTAATCAACCATTTACAACAGCTTACAATATACCAATTGTGTTAAACACGGTTCAGTTGAATGATACTTATGATGGAGATTTCACTGAACGAAGAGCTGTTGTCTGGACATTGTCGTTTACAATGAAAACTTATTTGTTTGGTCCCGCTTCAACTGGAAAAGTAATCAAATCCGTTGATGTAAATTTCTATGTTCCAAGTCTTTCTGAAGATCTATCAAACACTGCTGTACTAAATAGTCTTTTAGAGGTAGAGAACATAAACATTACCCCTGGTTTGTTAGCTAATGGTTCACCGACTTCAAATCAAGCTTTGTCTATACCAATAGCTGATATTAATATGGATGATGATTATGGATATGTGCTTAGAATTACAACAATAGAGGATCAATAACTATGGAAAAGAAAAAAGTCCTGTTTATTCTTAAACGGAGGCATGATTATCATGGGATCGAACATTCACATAATGGAATGTCGACAGGATTGTTTAATTCAGCAAACTATATGCATGAAATGCTACTAGAAGCTGGTATTGATTCACATATTGAAGTTGCTATCGATAGCAACTGTATTGATAAATTAGTAACAAAGCATAAGCCTTCACACTGTATCATTGAAGCTTTATGGGTTGTTCCCTCAAAGTTTGATGTACTAACAAGATTGCATCCTAATGTAGATTGGATCGTAAGACTCCACAGTGAAGCTCCATTCATTGCAATGGAAGGTATTGCAATGGAATGGATCCATGACTATCTTCAATATCCAAGAATGTTCCTTGGTGTTAATGCACCAAGAATGATGCGAGAGGTCAGGCAGTACTTAAAAGCTTCAATGGATTGGTCTTATGATGATTCAAGTGTTATTTACTTGCCAAACTACTATCCATCTAGTACAAATCTAAACAAAAAGTATGATCTACAATCTAAAGATGTCTTAAATATTTCATGTTTTGGCTCAATCAGACCATTGAAGAACCATTTAACTCAAGCCCTAGCAGCTATTGAGTTTTGCAGTAATATTGGTAAAACATTGAATTTCCATATCAATGGCAACAGGATTGAGCAAAAAGCTGAACCTATTTTGAAGAATGTTGAATCGATGTTTGCTAAAGTAGCAAATAAAGGATTGAAACATAAATTGGTTTTGCACAATTGGACACCTAGAGAAGGGTTTATTGATATTTGTGCTAACATGGATATTGGTATGCAAGCTAGCTTGTCTGAAACATTTAACATTGTTTCTGCAGACCAAGTAATGCAAGGAGTTCCTATGGTAGGTTCAAAAGAAATTCCTTGGCTTGCTAGTATTTCAGTTTGTGACCCAACAAATTCACAATCGATTGTTAATGCTCTTGGTAGAGCCTATTTGATGCCTAATGTCAATGCATACTTGAATAAAACCAATCTTGAACAATATTCTAAACAATCCAAAAAGATTTGGGTCGATTATTTTAGTTAAGGAATACTAAGGTGAGAATTAGATCTAAGCTACGTAGATTTCTCATGTCGATTGTTTTTTTGAACTTTCGACTAAATAATGTATTCGTTAAGATAGAGTATGCAATTATTTCTGTACTATTAAAATTGAAGAGAAAATGAAAGATATTGATTCACATCTAGAGCAATTGCTAAATCTTGAGCCTGTAAAAGGTGAAGTGACTACTGAATTAGTACCTTTGGCAGCTATCAAACAAGAAGTGAAAGAAAACAGGAAGATTCTTTCTGATGGCCAAATTCATGAGGACTTCAATTTCATTAGAACAAAGATGACACAAACTGTTTTGAGAGCAACAGAAGCCTTAGAAGACTTAGCATCAATTGCTGCATCGAGTCAGGATGCAGAACATTTTGCAGCTTTTGCCTCTCTTTTAAAGTCTTTGAATGAAACAAATAGAAACATTCTTGATCTCCACAAAGCTGCTGTCGAAGTTCAAAATTCTTTACCAGTTGAAGAAGAGCAAAACAAGATTGTTAATAATAATCTGATTATTGGAAACTCTGAAGCTGTTATGGAATTAATCAAGTCCCAACTTGGTGTTTCAAGAGGTCTTGAGGCAGCAGGGCATGCAATAATAATTGAAGATAATGACCCAGGCCTACAACGCACTAAACCTAGACCAGCAACTTAAACCTGGTCAAGAGAGACAATATACTCCTCAAGAGCTGCTTGAACTAGCCAAGTGCTTTCAAGATCCTGTGTATTTTTGTAATACTTATTGTTATCTAGTAACACTAGATGAAGGATTGACAAGAAAACCCCTCTATCCTTATCAAGAAACACTAATAAAATCCGCAATTAGTAACAACTTTACTATTTGTAAACTCCCTAGACAAGCTCTTGCTCTGTCGACATTGATACCGACACCATCTGGATTTAAAACATTAGAATCGATTCGTCCTGGGGACACCGTATATGATGAAAATGGCCAACCTTGTTTAGTTTTATACGAATCAGACATCTTCTATTCTAAACCAGTTTACAAAATAACATTTGATGATGGTACTGAAGTTTTAGCAAGTGATGATCATTTATGGACAGTTTGTGATCGTCTAAACCAGAAAATAACACAGAAAAACAAAAAAAGAACAAACACTGAGCATAGAAAACTTACACTGACGACAAAGCAAATTGTTGAAAGTCATTGGTGTTCAACAACTAAAAAAAATCATACACAATATGCCTACTACATTCCTAACACAAAGCCCGTAAATTTCCCTTCAAAACTCGTTCAAATTGATCCTTATCTTTTAGGGCTATGGTTGGGAGATGGATATTCTGACAGTGGAGTAATTTGCGGCCTACCTGAACACTTAGAATTTTATAAACAACAATTGCCAAATGAGGTGTTGACGGAGTTCAAATCTGCTGGAAAAGGTCGTGTTCAAAAAACAAAAATTGAAGGTTTATCGAAAAAATTATCATATTATAACTTAAGAAGAAAACGAGCTGGAGAAAAGACAAAAAGAATTCCGGAAGAATATTTGTTTAACGATATTCAAACACGTATAGCTGTTCTTCAAGGTATTATGGACACGGATGGTTTCATTTCGAAATCAGGCAGGTGTAGTATACAATTAACTAACAAAAACGAGCCATTAATAAACGATATTTACAAATTACTGTGTTCACTTGGAATTAAAGCATCTAAAAAGTATTTCGAAAGAACAAATAGCACTAGAATATCTTGGTCAATTGGACGATCAGAATTTGACTGTTTTAGAATTTCATATAAATTAGAAAGACAAAAGCAAACTTTAGTTTCTGATCGCTATGTCAAGTCTAGAACAATTCAAAACATTGAATTAACAGAAAGCGTCCCAACAAAATGCATCAAAGTATCAAGCCCTTCTAATTTATTCTTGTGTAGTGAAAGTTTTGTTCCTACACATAACAGTGGGAAGACTCAAAGCGTTGCATTACTTATTACATGGTTAATACTTTTCAACGATAACTATACTGTTGGTGTTGTTGCGCAAAACGAAAAGACAGCTAAAGAAATCTTAAAGAGAGTGAAGACAGCATATGAACATCTACCTGACTTCTTGAAAAAAGCAGCTACATCATGGAACGAAACCTCAATAGGGTTAGAAAATGGTAGCACAGTAAGAGTATCTGGTACCTCTTCTGCTTCTGCCCGTGGTGGTTCGTTTAACTTTCTTTACCTTGATGAGTTTGCGTTCGTACCAGAATATATTCAAAAAGAATTCTACGAATCAACAATGCCAACAATTGCAGCAGGTAAAACTGGTAGAGTGTTGATAACATCAACACCTAGAGGTCTAAACTTGTTCTATAAAATCTGGAAAGAAAGTGAACTAGGCCTCAATGACTTTGAACGAATTGCTATTGAGTGGTTTGATGTTCCTGGTAGAGATGAAGAATGGAGAATAAAACAGATTCGTTTGATGGGTCAGGAATCGTTTGATCAAGAATACCAAACAGACTTCATCGGATCATCAAACACTTTGATATCTCCTCAGAAGCTAAGAGCATTGGTTCATGCTATACCTCTTAGCCAAGCTAATGGCTTAGATATCTATTCCCTTCCGGCGGCAGACCGATTATATCTACTTTCTGCCGACGTGGCAAGAGGAGTTTCATTAGATTATAGTGCATTCACTGTAATTGATATCACTTCTTGGCCATACAGAGTTGTTGCAAAGTACCAGTCAAACAAAATAAATTCAATTCAGTATGCACAACTGATCGTTAACGTCGCAACAAACTACAACTCAGCTTACTGTCTAGTCGAAATCAATGATATTGGTCAAGAGATTGTCGACATTATGTTTAACGATTTCAACTATACTAATTTGTTTGCACACCACACAAAAAATAAAAATAAACAAGTAGATGCTGGTTTTGCTGAAGATGGACAATCAAAACTTGGAATCAGAACAACAAGATTGGTAAAAAGATTAGGTTGTAATAGATTGAAAAATTTGATTGAATCTGATAAACTGATTGTTGAAGACTATCACATCATTGAACAACTATC